TGAAGATCCTCGTGGGGTTCTGTTTGAACATATTATTGGAGGTGATTCAAGTGATGGTGTGCCTAATATGCTTAGTGACGATGATACTTTTGTTACGGACGGTAAGCGACAGGTCCGAATGACGCAAAAGCGAATTGATCAACTAAAAAAAGATTCGGAGAACTCTTCATTTTTTGAGGATCCTAAATACATCCGGAACAGTACTCTTATTGACATGAATAACATTCCACAAGATCTTCAAGACAAGATCCTAGAAACTTATCAATCACAGCAAGGAAAGGGCAGAGAAAAGCTGCTCCAATATTTTATGGACCATAAACTTAAGACTCTTATGCCAAATCTAGAGGAATTTTGATGTACACTCCTGAACCGGAATCTGAATACGAGCGTTGGAAGCGTGAACAAAAAGAACGAAAGCAAAAACGAAAGAAGCGTCCACGCAAGCCAAACCAACAATAATGGCTGAACGATTTAAAGCACGGTCACTCATCCGATGATGGTGACTTTGAAAATTTTGAACGATTTGAACGATAAAAGGAATTTTATATTATGACAAAAGCAACAACAACAATTTCTAAGGACACCCTGAACATTCTTAAGAATTTCAGTGGTATTAACTCTAATCTGTATGTAAAGGCGGGATCAAAGATCACAACCATGTCTCCCACCAAGAATATTATGGCGGAAGTCGAGATTGAAGAGTCTTTTGATACTGAGTTTGGTATCTGGGATCTTAACAAGCTGCTGGGTGTAGTTTCTCTGTTCCAAGATCCAGAGTTTATTTTTGATGACAAGTACATGACCATTACCGGAGCAAGTGGTTCTAAGGTTAAGTATTTTTATTCAGATCCCAAGCTGCTGTCTTATCCAACCAAGAGCATCAAGAAGATTGATGCTGTGGTTGAATTTGATCTAACCAGTGATGATTTCCGCGAACTGTCTCGTGCAGGTGCGGTTCTACAAAACCCAGATCTATGCTTCGTATCTGATGATGATGCTGTTCTTGCAGTGGTTAAGGATCTTAAGGATCCAACCTGCAACGTGTTCTCTATTCGTGTTGGAGACAACAAGGATCAAGCAGACTTCTCATTCAACTTCAAATTAGAGAACATGAAGATGTTTGACGGCGATTATCATGTAGCCCTGTCCAAGAATGTGATTGGTCAGTTTACTCACGCCAGTCGTTCTCTAACTTACTGGGTTGCTATGGACGCAACCAGCACTTACAAGGAATAAAATGCTAACATCAAACAATTCAGTTGGTCTGCTGGTAGAAAAGTATCGTCCAGCAATCATTGATGATTGTGTTCTGCCTAAGAGTCTTAAGGATACTTTTAACAGTATTGTTGAATCCGGGGAATGTCCTAATCTGCTGCTAGCAGGCAAGCCAGGTATGGGCAAGACTACGGTTGCTCGTGCTCTCTGTGCTCAATTGGGTGCAGATTATATCCTGATCAACTGTTCGGAAGACGGTAATATCGATACTCTGCGAACCAAGATCAGGCAGTTTGCCAGCACGGTTTCTTTGTCTGAAGATGCCAAGCAAAAGATTGTAATCCTAGACGAGTTTGATTACTCTAACGCTCAAAGTATTCAGCCAGCCCTCCGTGGAGCAATCGAGGAGTTTGCCAAAACTTGTCGGTTTATCTTAACCTGTAATTATAAAAATCGAATTATTGAACCGATTCATTCTCGTTGTACAGTTATTGACTTTAACTTCCCAACCAAGGAACGTCCAGAACTGGCCAAGCAGTTCCTGGACCGTTGCCAAGGCATTCTAGAAGAAGAAGGCATTGAATACGACAACAAGGTGCTGTCCAAGGTTGTGGTTAAGTATTTTCCGGATTTTAGGCGAACTCTGAATGAACTTCAACGTTACTCTGCGGCAGGCACTATTGATATTGGAATTTTAAGTACTGCTGGCGAACTGAATGTCAAGGAGCTTATGGGGTTCTTGAAGGCAAAGAACTTTACAGAGATCCGTAAATGGGTAGCCAACAATCTAGACAATAGCCCCCAAGACATCTTCAGGAAGGTCTACGATGGCTTATACGAGTTCCTAGAGCCTGCTAGCATCCCTCAAGCGGTGGTTATCATTGGCGAATATCAGTACAAGACTGCTTTTGTGGCTGATCAAGAGATTAATTTATGTGCATTTATGGTGGAACTAATGATGAATTGTGGATTTAAAGAATGAAGCCGTTTGACTTCTTAAATTCCATAAATCAAACCAAAATTTCTTTGATGGATGAAGATCCTGGTTGCGAACGAGAATATATTTCATTTCTTGCTAATCGAGGTCTTTCTTACTTCTCAGACACCATCTTTTTAGCCAACGAGATGAACCGTCTGTCCGGTCTGGACAAGAAGATGCAGTTTGACTTTCTACGTATATCAGTTCGACCACGTAAGAGATTCAGCAAGTGGATCAAAGACGAGTCCAATGACCGTATAGACGCTTTAAAGACCTTATACGGATACTCTCACACCAAGGCTAAACAAGTAGTAGACCTGATCAAACAAGAAGATTGGAATGAAATATTTGCTATTTTAGACCAAGGTGGCACAAATACTAAAAATCCTAAATAATTCCGTATTATTAAATTTTTAATGAAAGCGGAATATAATGGAACCCGAAGATATTTTTGATGGCCTTGGAGTTGAAATTAAACTAAAATCTAAAGACGATTTTCTCAAGGTTAAGGAGACGCTTACCCGAATGGGTGTGTCGTCCAAGAAAGAAAAAAAGCTGTATCAAAGTTGTCATATCCTACACAAACGTGGCCGATACGCCATCATGCATTTCAAAGAGATGCTTGATCTAGATGGACTAGAAACAGATATAGACGACACAGATCTTGGCCGACGTAACATGATTGTAAAGCTTTTGGTAGAATGGGGTCTGGTAGAAGCTGTAGATCCAGACGAGTACAAAGAACCAATTATTTCTTTGGCTCAACTAAAAATTATTCCCCATAAAGAAAAGAAAGAATGGCAATTAGTGCCTAAATACCATATAGGAAACTCTTAATTATGCAAACCGAAGTGATTTCTTTTTATAGTGATATAGACAGTAAAACTTATTACAGCGACCACGCAAAACGATTAACACAACAGTTAACTCGTTTTAATGTGCCTCATGATATACGCGAAAAGCCATCGCTAGGAACGTATCAAAAGAACTGTTTAAGTAAACCTGCGTTTATCTACCAATTATTAGTAGAAAAACAAAAACCGATTGTATGGTTAGATATCGATTCTGATGTTCGTAAATCGCTCAACGTTTTTGATCAGTTTGAAGGAAATGCTGATGTGGTTGTTTCGTGCGCCACTAATAAATTACACGCAGCCAAAGCGTCTCCAATTTATATTGCATTTAATTCTAAAACATTAGATTTTTTACAACACTGGATGTTTATGGCTCGTCAAATGATGAATACCGGTCAGTGGTTCGATCACGAAGCTCTTATAGGAATTCTTCATACTTTTTATCAACAAGAAGGATTTAGAATGAAATTTATTGGGCCAGAATACTGTGTTTGGCCGGGTAACGAAAATGAAAATTCAGTTATAGTGATGGGCTTGGCTGATGTTGATTCTAAAAAAGAAGCCCTAAAAAATTTAGGAATGAATGAGGATTTAATAGCATGGCAGAGTCCAGGTACAAAGTAAGAGGAATTGGATTACCGTTTGAAGCTCAATATTCATCTTGCTCAAACATAAAACCACAAAAATTTGATTGGTGTTTAGATTCTGGAGATTATAATATACATGTTGATCAGGGATTATTATTTCAACCAGATAATTTAATACCAAAAAATAAAAGATACGGTTGGATTTGTGAATCTAGAAATATTGTTCCTAATGTATATAATTTTTTGATACACAATCATAAAGTTCTTTTTGAAAATTTTTATACTGCAATTTACACATGCGATCAATCTTTATTAGATTTAGATTCTCGTTTTAAATATTGCCCAAATGGAAGTAATTATCCTTGGATAAGAAAAGCAGAATGGGGAATATATGAAAAAACAAAAATATGTTCTATGTTTGCTTCTCCTAAAGTATTTACAGAAGGACATGTGTATCGTCATAAGGTAGCTAAAATGGCTATTGATAAAGGATTTGATGTATTTGGAGGAGCACACGGAACTACAAGAACAGTAATAGATCCAATGAATCCTTGGAATACAAAGTTAGAAGGTATTGGTTATTATATGTTTAGTATAATTATAGAAAATGGTAATTATGATACGTATTATACAGAAAAAATAACAGACTGTTTTGCTACTGGAACTATACCAATATATTGGGGAACAAAAAACCTACCAAGCCAATTTGATCGAGACGGTATAATATGGCTAGAAGAAGGCAAAGAAAACGAGATATTAAATTCTTTAAATGAAGATGTATATAAACAAAAACTTAAAGCAATCAAAAACAATTTAATTGCTTTATCGTCTCTAGAAATAGCAGACGATTGTTTGTTTGGAGAAATTACTAAATGATAACTTTTTCTTTTATAGGAAATTACGGTCGTTTAGGTAATCAGATGTTTCAGTATGCTGGAATAGTTGGAATTGCTAAAAAGAATGGTTATGATTACTGTTTTCCATTAAAAAATACACAAATACCAAATTGGTTTAATATAACAGCAAAAGACGCGCTTTATCAGTGCCAGCGAGCACATTTAGAAAAGTTTGGGTTTGAACCAGCAGTATTTCAGTTACCAGACAATATAGATTATTCTGGTTATTTTCAAAGTGAAAAATACTTTCAACATTGTTCTGATTTTATTAAAAATGAATTTACTTTTAAAAATAATATAAAAGAAAAAGTAGATAATTGGTTTAAAAATAAAGAATATGTTTCCGTCCATATCAGACGAGGCGATTATTTAATTATACAAAATATCCATCCTGTTGCTTCCATAGAATGGTATCGTGAAGCTATGAAACAGTTTCCTGATAAAAAATTTTTATTGTTTAGCGATGATCCTGATTGGTGTAAACAAACATTTCCAGAACATGAATTTTCTCCTTTTAACAATGAAGGAGAAGACATGTATGCAATGAGTAAATGCCAAGGACACATCATCACTAATAGTTCTTTTAGTTGGTGGGGAGCATGGTTAGGTAAAGGAAAAACCATAGCACCAAAAACTTGGTTTGGTCCTGAAGGTCCACAAGATTGGCAAGATATATACTGTAAAGATTGGATAATTTTATAATATGAAACCATTAATATTTAATGCTGATCATTTAATACCATTACAAACAATAAAAGATTTACCAGAATCTTATGAAATTCATTTTAATAGGTTTGGAAATAATCAAGGAATTGATGGTCCTGTTAATTTTTTTTCTGACGCATCTAATAAGTTTTTTGTGGACATAAACGAACCTCCGCATCCTGTTTGTACCATGACAGAAAGAGCAGAAGCAGTAATCGCTAATCAAAAACATTATACTGCAATCATAACATCTAATATTGATATTTTAAATAACTGTGTAAATTCTATAAAAATGCCATATGGAACAACCTGGTTAAACAAATCAAAAAATAATCACAGAGATGCAATTGGTATTTTTACTGAAGATTTGGGAAAATTAAAAAAAGAAAATACACTTAGTATGGTGTGTACATCACACACGAAACATAAAGCATACGAAATCAGGCACGCAATATGGAATTATAAAGAAAAAATTCCAGCCAAATTAAAATTTTATTCTTCTACTAGATATCCTGTGCCAAATAGTGAATTTCTTCCAGATGATGATAAAATAAATTTATTTTATTCAATGTATTCTGTGGCCACAGAAAATTCAAGTATATTTAATTATTTTACTGAAAAACTTATAGATTGTTTGATTACAAAAACTATACCAGTGTATTGGGGATGCCCAAATATAATGGAATATTTTGATACTAGTTATTGGATAAATGTTAAAGATACTTTAATATTCAATTATACGGAAGAATATTATTATAATAATTTACATAAAATTAATAATAATTTTGAAAAAGCAAAAGAATATTGTAAACCTATGTTAGATAGAATATTAGCAGCAACTAAGGAAATAAAATGATTATAGATATAGAAAAATTAAATATTCATTCAAATGGTGTCATACAAATTGGTGCACATCACGGCCAAGAACACAAAACTCACAAAAAAATAGGATGTACAAAATTTTTATATTTTGAACCACAAAAAGATGTGTTTAAAATTTTAAAAGAAAATATTGAAAAAGAACAAACAGAACAGGATTTTATAAAATTATATAATTATGCTCTAGGTGAGACAATCTGTATTATGGAGATGTATAAAGAAAGAGATAATACGGGCCAAAGTAGTTCTTTACTGGAACCTTATCTTCATCTAGAACAATATCCCGGAATAAAATTTACAGAAAAAGAAGCAGTAGTTGTTAAGCCTCTAGACGTAGTTCTACAAGAAGAAAATTTAAATCCACAAGATTATGATTTTTTAAATATAGATGTTCAGGGTTATGAATTGCAAGTGTTAAAAGGTTGCAAGAATCAACTACAATATGTTCATACCATTATGTTAGAAGTAAATAGAGCTCCAGTTTATAAAAACTGTGCTATGGTATACGAAATAGACGATTTTTTAGCACAATACGGATTTAAAAGAACAATTACACAATGGGCTGGTGGTATTTGGGGAGATGCAATTTACACTAAGGAGCCGCAATGACACCTTTTGTAACTTATTATTATGATTATAGCGATTCAAAGTATTATGAAAAAGCAGCAAATAATTTAAATCAACAGATACAAAATTTAGGAGGAGAGCTATTAGTTTATAATCCTGAACTTTCTGAAAGCTATAATATTAACTGTTTGCAAAAACCAAGATTTATCTTGAATACTCTACAAGAATTAAAGCAAGATATTATCTGGATAGACGCAGATTGTCATATGAATTCTCTGCCAACAGAAATGGATTCTATACAAGAAGACATAGGTTTAGTTATACGAACTCATGACATGAAAACTCCACACAGTGCAATCATTTATTTTAAATATAACGACAAAGTGTTGTCGTTTGTTAAAGAATGGTTGGATAAATGCGAAGCAGAAATAGAGAATGTAAACATGGGGAAATACGATGGAGGAGATCATTGTAAGTTAATAGAAACTTTTAATAATAGAACCGATTTAACATACGCGCTATTTCCTCCGACAATAGCATCATCAAATGATAGACGCTCTAAAATATTAATAGGAATTAGTCCTGGTGGTTGGGGAGTAGAAACAAGAAAAGTAAAATGAAAACTATTAATTGCATAAACACCAAGCATCTTGGTGATTGTATACAAACGATTCATTTTTTAATAAATGCATCTGAAAAAAATGATGTGATATTTAATTTTATTTGCAATCCAACATATCATAATCAATTACAAGAATTATTAGTAAATCATAAAGAGCAGATACGTTTAATAAATTTTATTAATCCCGCAGAAACTTGCATAGAAATGTGGGTTGCTGGATACGGTAATTACGGAAAAATAAATGAAGAGTCTATTAAAATAAACGGTTATTTAGATCAGGCTACTTGTTTTCTTATGCATTGGATTAATGTTTCAGATATAATGAACATTAAATGTCCGTTTGCCACTAAAGCTGATTTAATTTTTAATCAGTCTGTATTACAAGAAGAATGCAAACACAACCAACAATACGATTATCTTTTTATAAACAGTCAACCTTTAAGTTTATTATATGAAAACTTCAACGAAGAAAGTGTATCATTTTTACACAAACTAAAAGCAAACAATAAAACAGTAATAACAACTAAAAAAATTGAAAACTATCCGTGCACATTAGATTATGGTCTAACAGTAGTCGAAATAGGAAAACTGGCAAAAAACGTTAAAAATATAGTTTCAGTAAATACTGGTCCTTTGCACTTAACTATGAATGAATGGTCTTTGCCTCGTATAAATACTTTTACTATGTGGTCTCCCAGTGAGACGTTTGGTTATAATGATAAATTTAAAACAGTAAAAAGTTTAGGAGAATTAGATGAGAGTAATTTTTAGTATTATTTTAAATGGTTTGCATCACTTATTACACAACGATCAATATAAATTTATTTTAAATAATTGTGATAATTGGATTGTTGTTGAAGGAGCATCACAACCAAACGGCAGTACAGCTTGGTGTAAACCTTTTCCTAACGAATACCATAATAATGGAGGAAGTACGGACGGTACTCGTGAGTTTTTATCTGAACTAGCTCAACTAGAAAATAAACTAATATACGTTCCATCAAATGGTTTTTGGGAATCTAAAGATGTTCAAGTTAATAAAGCTATAGAAGAACTTAAAAAAATAACAGATAAATGTTTTCTTTGGGAATTTGATATAGACGAACAGTGGTCATCAGAAGCAATGGATCAAGCAGAAAAAGAGTTAATAGAAAACAATTTAAAAACAGGAAAATTTAGAGCAGATTGTTATGTTGGTAAGAATCTATTAGCTGTAGGAGAGTGGGGAGAAGCATTTAATGGTGGATATAATAGACTCTGGAACTGGGAGGGAGAGCGATTTGCTCGCCATGAACCACCACTATTAGAAGGAATATTAGATGAACGATCCGCAATTTTAACTCCCAGATTCAATCATTACAATTATTATTTCGAAAAGGATGTTAAGTTTAAAGATCTTTGGTATAGCGGCCACGAACAAATACACCATCGTTGGAAACTAATAAATGCTCTACCAAAAGAACAATTTCCAATACACATTTCAGCATTAATAACTGGTGGTTGGGGTCGGACAAATAGTGGTATAATATGGAAAGATATTTAAATTATGTTTAAAGAAATACACTTTTTTAATGATTGGCACAACGGAGACATACATTTGTCTCGTGGAATTATAAAAAATGTAATGCAGCATTATCCTGAAGCAATTTGTTTCTTTCACCATAAACATGGAAATAAATCATTACAAGATCTGCCTGTAATTTATTCGGAAGAAATAATAGATTATCCTGATATAGTAACTATAATAGATGATAAATTGTATATTAATACATGGATGGGTAAATTCCTTCCAAATGGTAAACAATTATGCTCATGGGGATGTAATTGCGAATCAAATAAACAATTATTAAATCATATTTTAGAAGTTCTTGGGAAAAATAAATTTCCAATAAATGAATTAGATCTTATACCATTTATTGATTTTTCTAAATTTGATATAAAAAATATTAATGATTTTTTGAAGAATAATACAAATAAAAAAATATTAATATGTAATGGTGATACAATGTCCGGACAAAGTTATAATTTTTCATTTGCTCCATATGTAATGAATTTAGCTATACAATACGAAAATATAAATTTTATTTTGACCCAAAAAGAAAATATAGTTAAAAATAACATATTTTATACTGATGATATTATAAAACAACCTAAATCGGATTTAAATGAAATTGCATTTTTAGCTTTAAATTGTGATATAGTAATAGGACGTGGTTCTGGTCCTTTTGTGTGTTCACAAATATTTGAATCATTAACGGATGAAAATAAAACTTTTATTTCATTTTCAAATAAAAGATTTGAATCATTCTTAACAGAAAAAACAAAATGTAATAAAGTTTGGTCTAATAATTATTCTCCAGAAAATATTATGAATGTGTTGATTACAGAACTAAATAAATTAGAAGGATAACTATATCATGTATATAATAGCTGGCTGTAATACAAAAAATGGAACAATTGGTGATGACTCAGCAAGAGGAGAAGAATATTTTGAATTAGGTTGGGAATTAGTATTGACTCGTCTATGTGTAGTATCTGGATTAAAAAGTAAGTTATTTGATCCGGAAAAAGATACTATAGTAACAATAAACACAAGACAATTTTTATATAGTGGATTGTTTAAAAACGTGATATCATATCAAGAATTTTTAACATTAAATGTAGATAAAAATCAGGTTTATGATTTAACGCTTGATGTTGGTAATTGGGTGGTTTATAATAAACTAGATACTACCGCTAACAAATTATGGACATCACAAAAAGATTTTATAAATTCTAACTATCTTTATACACTAAAAGATACTCCGGAAATAGGAAAATTTAATCTAATAGATACAAAAAACATTCTCAAAGACAATAATGATTTTTGTTGTATGGTTGTTAGAAAACGAGATCACGTTCCTGGAAGAGGACTATCTGATCAGCAACTAATCGACTGTTTTAATAGATTATATGATAAAAAATATACAACGTATATAATGGGCAAAAGTGCAGAATCATATGAAAATAAAGAAAAAAACATATATCATATCTCATTACAAGAAATGACTTCGTTAATAAATGATCCAAATTGCAAGGGATTAATAACTCCTTTATCCGGTGGAGGGATGATTAGATTTTTTACAGGTGTATGTCCAATGATTACTTTTGATATGACCGGCCACTATTCAGATACTCATCCATTAATGTGGGGAAATCCAATTAATTTTACAGGATTATCTTCATCTAATTGGAAATTAGTTAGAGGATATGAACCAAATATTTTAAATTTTATTTAATCATGAAAACTAAAATAGGCGCAAATCCAGGAAGTAGTGGTTTGGGGGATGTAACACTAATGACTGCTGTGTGTAAACATTTTCCAAATTTAACAGTTCAATTACACCCAGACTATGAAAAACTTGCCTTTTTATTTAAAGGTATCTGTGAAAAGGTAGAGCTAACAGTAACACCAGTACACACTAAAGGATTACGAATTCCTAATGTTACGTATAGTGAACGTATGCTTAGAGAATTTGATTACTGGGGAGATGATACCACTCCATTCATATTTACTGACAGTGAAAAATATATCAAAGCACGAGAAAAAATAAAAGACATTAAAAAGCCAATTATTGTTAAATATAATTGCTCTAAACGTTGGAGTCATGTTAGACAATATAAATTTGATTATGTTCAAAACGAAGTAAATAAATGGATAGAACAAGGATTTACTCCAATACAAACTGGTATAAGTGATAATTTTACACCACTCAATGGGTGTATTCATATTGTAGATGCTCATTTAGAAGATATAGCAGCGTTATATAAAGCTGTTGGTTTGTATTTTGGAACAGATACTGGAGATCCACAATTAATGATCGCTGTTGGTGGTAAATGTGTTGTGTTGGTACCTAGTGCAAATCATTCTGGTTATAATCCAGATGATTTTTTGCACAAAACAAATAGAATATACAGACAAATTGTTCCACGAGAACATATGCTTTGGTGAAAAAATGAATTTTCTTAACAATACAATTAATAAAAATAACGAATCTATACTACATTTAGTGGAAAATATAGATTTTAAAAAATTATACAAATTATATGAGTTATTAAAGGATGAAAAATGTTTATATTTTTCTGGAGTTGGTAAAAATTACCATATAGCTAATATCATATCTTCTACATTTAATTCATTAACCATAAGATCTATTTGTGTTGATCCAGTACATGCGGTTCATGGTGATATGGGATTGATACAAGACAATTCTACAGTTATATTAATATCAAAAAGTGGAAATACAGACGAACTTTCTTTCTTCTGTGATAAAATAAAGTCTAGAAATTGTAATAGTAAAATAATATTACTTCATTCAAATAATAATGCAAAATTAAAAAAATATTCAGATTTTGATCTTTATGTTCCTTTTTTAAAGGAATGCGATCCGTGGAATAGAGTTCCTACCTGTTCTTTAATTTCCTATCTTATAGTTTTGCATAGCATTGCTATGGAAATAGTAGAGTACAAACAAGTAACAGTAAAAGAATTTTACAAAAATCATCCAGGTGGGGACATAGGAAAAAATTTAATATGAAAATTATTATTCAAGCCGGTGGTCGTGGTAGTAGGATGAACAATCTAACCA